TGTATGATCCCAATTAAGGGCCGTTCACCGTCATCTATTTTCACTATTTATTTATTTGTGTTATTTTTGTGAAAAGACAGATTACACTGTAATCTCCCATGTTTGTCTACTCTAGGGTGTGTCCATCCTTTTGAGCGCCTACGTCCCTAAGCGAGTCTCTTACGAGGCTTAGGGTTCAGCTTGGCGGGCTTTCTGGCTTGTACCGTTTTCGATCTCGGTTTTCCTTGTGCTTTATACACGCGGTTTGCGAGGCCGGCTACTTTTACTGCGCCTGCAGCACCTGGTTGACCGAGGGCCATAAGTACTGCTGCGATTGCCATATCGTGTTCCAGGAGGGCACTGATAGCCATCCCGGCTTTGCCGCCGATAGATTTGAGTGCTTTGAGCACTGTATGCTCTTTATTATTAGTGGCTACTGGTGTACTGTCGTAGTATGTGGCCAATGCTTGGAGCATATCGTCTGTGATTGGGGGCGAGTATTTCATTTTTCCTACGATTGGATTTGTGGAATAGATTCCAACTAATCCAAAAGCTCGTATACGCAGTGATGCAGTGGGATCATCTAACGTGATCCCAATTACTATTTTCGAAGAGGGATTGCGTATGCTTTGATCATCCATCATGATAAGGTCTGTTAGGTCATGCGGGCGCCAGGTTACGTCAGTTCCTTCTCTAAGGGGACCGTCATACCTGTCTGATCTGAGCGCTGCCACAGATTCATAAGGACCAAATTGTGTTGGTGACCACTCGAATGGTACTAAAGCTGATGAAATTTTACCTCCGTTTACAAGCTGTGAGCCTGTGTATGTAGCAAGTACTGATCCTGCTATGCGTCTGAATGATTGTGTGTCTGGCAATCCGGTAAGAAATGGGTACTCTATCTTCTTCATAGAATAAGCGTTGTCTTGACCTCCAACTGATCCTCCGAATTGCATGTAATAATCGAAGGCAAATACTTGGCCTAAGTGGCTTTCGATGTTTGCTTCAAACCACCAAGATTTGAAAATAACGGCTGGCGCCGCTACCACCGAAACAAAGCTGATGTCACCATCCGCTTCAATGGCTTGGCTGTAAACAATGGATCCGTCGTTCTTTTCCCAGGCTACTCGTATTTGTCGTATTGTGTCTGTCTGATTGTACAATGACAAGTATACTGTAGGAACAGCTACCTGGCACTTCATCTTGAATTTCTGCTGTCCAGCTACCCAATAATCTGGGCCACTGCAATTGCTTGCGTAGCCCCAATCAATGGGATGCCAACCTGATGGGTTCAAAGGTACCTGCCCACCAGCTCTGCCTATGACTCGTAAGCTTGGAATTAGGTCTACGGCGGCTCCCGTGGACATGAACAAGCCTCCGCGAAGGCCTGGATGGTATTCAATATAGCATCTGTTCCCTTGGTCGAAAGTTGCGTCTGCTATAATCAGATCGCTAAGTTGAGTCTCCGGGCAAGGGTATAGTGCCGGCACGCGCTCCGCGTCTTTCTCCGCGAAGTGCTCGTATGGCAATGAGGCTGATTTGAGCAAGGCGTAACCTGACTCAGTTTGTTTTTGTGCGATGTAGTTAATGGCTTGGAGGCTGTTACCTTCTGCTTTTGTGCTATGGGTGGCCATGGCGGTGTATCTTACCGCTGCCAGGCGTCACAAGTCCCACAATGCTAGTTGCCGGATGATGTCTGCAAATTTGGGGTCATCAGCCAGTAATGAGCCGAAAGTAAGTGTCGATAGCTCATTATCTAGATCCAAAACTTGTTGTAGTGTGACACCAAGTGTCATCGCCAATTCTGCTTTGGATAAGGGGTGTTCTTCGTGTTCGCATTCGGCGGGTACCATGTACTTGATTTTCTTAGACCACTCTCTATCGTAATAAACTATTGTTTTTGAGGTGATTTCAAGTATTCGTTGTAACAGTGTGTTAACTAGTGGCACGTGTGTGTTTTGTTTGTGTAATGAGAGTGCGATTCCACGCATCAAACCGATGTTCTTTGCAGTCTTGAGTCTGTCTTTGGTCCAAAATGTTCTTATGAGTATTCTCCCGATCCTGTTTCCAGGGGCTCGTTCGTACTGTTTTCCAATGACTCGCCAAAATCTTTGCTGTAGAAATTCTACGTCTAATGGGCGTTCTCGCGTGTTGACTTGCGCCGTCTCTACCAGAAATCCATATCTAGCGCAAGTCTGTTCTAGGTGTGTGCAGAACGTTTGAGAAGTTAGTAATCCTTGATATGAGTAGATCACCTCATGGCACAGCATGTCAACTGTGACTGAGTTTCCGAAGGTTGTGTCCCCTCTTCCGCTCGGCTGAGTGCCCCTAATGCGCACTCTGATGCTAACTTTCTTATTGCCCAGGTCTTTGGGCAGCACTTTGTCATAAACATATCTTTTCCAGATGTCTCTCCTAACTACCGTAGCCGATGTATCACAATTTAAATTGTTTAATATTCTGCTAACTGATAATTGGGACTCTCTGTGTACGTGCATGTCCATCCTTTTCATATCCGCACAAATTGCAAACTGGTCACATATGAATAACATATTGTCTCCTGCGTAAGCTACGCTTACTACCGGCTGGGCTGAAGCCCATTGGTACCACCTTGCTCTTTCTACTTCTGTCGTTCCCGACGTGAAGAAGAATCGTGCTCTCCTATAACTTTTTAGGATCTCTGATGCATATACGCACTCTGGGCCCATCTTAGAACGTTTTGCAAAAGCGGGAATCGAGATTCCTCTAGCGTCCTTCTTCTTAATCAAACGGTTTGATTCGAAATAGTCGTACGTTAGCGAATTTTTCTCTAGCTTAGGCATACAATCGTAATGCTCTTTGAACGGTGCCAAGGTTTCGGCTCTGGTTATGTTTTCACGCTCAGCGAGGGTATATCTCATCTTCCATTCCTCGTGTGTGAGCGGTAATGGAAGATTGGGCAATAACGGCCCATCATCGCTTTCGTCATAAATATTTTCCCAGATCCGCATGTTATTAATCCAATTCAGTTCGCAAACTGCCCTATCTGCCGTTGGGTTCAAACTGTTAGCATATAGGGGTGGTATTCCTGCCATACGATTATGTATAGCCTGTTGCATAGCGCAGGGGCAGCTAGCAAAGGTGAAAACTGAATATTCGGACTTGATTCGAAATAACGGTGCATATCCTTGTGTTGTCATTGCATTACAATCCTCAGCTGTCCAATTTGTAACTTCAAAGTTTCCGGGCATGAGGGTTTGTTCTATGTGTAGTCTTGGGCAGATAGGGCTTATCGAAACCGCGGGGTCGTGTGCCGGCTCTATCTGATCTACCGATGGCGTTATGACTTTGTGCTTGTCGGTTAAGTAGTACCATCCTTGTCCGTCTAGGCTAGTTTGTTTAGCCCCATTGTTTGTTATAATTTCCTGTCTGACAGGCTCTGGTTCTTCGGGTACTAACCAGTTTAAGATAGGTGTGAAGAAACTTGCAGTTGTGGGAGCTGCTCCGCGAACTGCTGCTATGGCCCGTGCTATTGGATCATATTCTGTTATTGTTGCAAAAGAATTGCCAATACCCATTAAAATATTATCTAGCACAGGTAACGCTACATTTGGCGTAAAATCACCGAATGTTATCCTATCTACGTCTACTATTTGCTCAGTCGCTACTAGTATCGATGCATTCCAGGACATATGTTTGAGTGTCCTGACGGCAAAGCTTCCTCCTCCAAGTGCATAGTGAACTGCTAGTTGGGCTGGGAAGCTCGCCGTGGGTGTGACTAATACATCCGCTGCTGCCATCAAAGCGGCTGCTGGCAATCTTGGGATTCCTAAGTTATATAGTCCTCCTCGGATTGTCTCCTCTATTAATGGCGTATAAACCGTGGTCCTAATTGTTTTTCCAATGGATTCTAAGAACGGCTCGGTGAACTCTGCTTTGGAAGGTCGGAATATACCGATGATCCTTGCGGATTGCATTGGGTATTTCCAACAAGCTATTCCAAATAAACACAAACCTGTAAGTGCGTACGGCACTATACTGTCCATGAATTTATAGACTTTGGTTTGTTGCAATATTCTACCGGTTAGCGACTCAGAATCGGCAGTTCTACCTGCTATGTAGGGTGAATAGTTCTCGATTACTTGTAACGCTTGGTCATAAGTTACTTGGTTTCTATTTGCTATCCCCCCTGCATATGAGCGTAAGACTTCGGGTTTTTCTGGTACTTTGGATGCTACAGTCATGAAGTTGTTCACAACAGTCTCGGATACGGAACCTTGAGGTGGGGGCTGGGTCCTGGCTAGCGTGCTAGTCCAAGCGCCAAAATTCAATCCCCAAAAGCTGAAGCCCTTATTCTTATTCAATTCTTCGCTGAGCTTCTGGCTGTTTAATGATTTAGCTTCTTGTTTTGCCTTCTTCTCAGTTTCAAATTTCACGAAAGATTCTGTCTTCTTTGGTGGGGTTTCCTCAATTAATGGTCCTGATTCAAATTGTATCGTGGTGTTGTTTGACTTCGTCTTGCGCTGAGCTTTCGACTTCAATTGCGGCGTTTTGGGACTGTCGTTCACGTCAGAAGCTGACAGGTTTACTGCCAACTTAATTAATTCCTCGGCGACTTCATCTACCTCGGACGTGGGTGGTACTATTGCCAATTTCTCTGCCTTCCTCATCTGCTTCAACCTGGCATCATAGTCTATATCCATGAATCTGACTTCCTCGGTCTTGATTTCATGTTCTGTAATCGTATAAGCAGTGGGCCCTTCTTCACACCTCATGGTCCCTCCTATGTAAGTATTCTTGGGAGATTCTATGAAGAGGAAGCTTTGCATTGTCCAAGCTTTGCCTACACGTGCTGAAAGTAAGAATTGGTACTTGGCACCTTCGGTAAACCAAGGTGTCATATCCGGTCTTTGGATGACTGAATCGTCATCGTATTTGAATGTGCAGTAGCGTTCTGAGCTTACACTCATATTAACCTCTGCCTTTCTGTTTCCCAATTGGATTTTACCTCCAGACTCTTTTATATCAACCCAAGTTGCCAGGAAAGATCCTGTGTTCCAGTGAGGTCTGATTAGGAATAACCCGAAGTCCCAAACAATATCCGTTAATTTCGGGGGCTCTTCTGTCATTCTCCAACCAATGCGCTCATCCTTCATATAGGATTGTTTATCAAAACGGGGCTTGCAAGGGTGATATATATTTACTATGATGTTATGGCCGTGTTCAAAAGCTTTCCATTTCTGCGCACAGACGAATCGCTTAAGATTGTAGTAGAAGTTTCGGGGATTGAAACTGGGCAGTCCTAAATATATTTCCACTGTTTCGTCAGGTGATTCTTTAACAGCTTTGTATATTTGTGTGAACAAATGGGGCATCATTGCCGCATTGTGGATACATCTTACAGTGCCTAACAGAGGATGATTGCGCTTTGGGGCGTGCGATCTTTGGAATTCTGGGTTTAGAACATCCTTCTGTTTCTCGTGTGAGTTGTAAGGTTTGAGTGTATTGACGGCTTCGATTTGGTCCTCCACAAAGTCCTTATCGATGTTGGATTGAAAAGCTGGTAGGTCTATGGCACCTACCGTCCATGGAAATTTGAGTCCCTTCCATTCAACCCTGGGCGCGAGGTCCGTCCAATCTGCATGCGTAACCTCGACTTTTCGCTTTTTGTCTTGAGAGGCCTGGCGTTTATTGCGCTTTTGGTTTCGCTGGGTTCTCTCGGCTTCCTTGGCCACTTTATCGACCAAGGTTTGTGGGGCCCTCGGATTCAATCTTTTCTTGATATCATCCTTGACTCCCTTCGCTGGCACCTGATCTTGTTTTCTCGGGCGCCTGTTATTTCCGGTACTCTTAGACTTCACTGCAGCTAAGTTCGCGGGTTGGCTGTTGCCTTCTGCTGAAGAATTGCC